CACATGCTCACCCAGGGCAGAGTCCCCATCATGAGTGAACGTCTGCTGCTGAATCTCCGTGAACGCCGTCTCCGCAGCCTCAGCGAACTGGTACGCGTGCGACCGCATATCCCAAGCGATCGGCGAAGCGGACATGCCGCCGCGCACCGCGGGGACGATCAGCCTGTCGCCGAAGTCCTCAGGCCACGCAGTACGGGTGAACGACTCCCACTCGCGCACGTCAGCCCAGAACGCGACCACGTTGTAGGTGTCGAACGCCTTCCGCACCCCAGCATCCACGGCAGCCACATTCACAACCCCGAGCGGCTTCTCAGGCTTCCAATGCCCGATCTTGAAGATGTGCCCGTCCTCCATGCAGCACCCCACGAGGGCCGTATGGTCATTGGACTTGGAGCCATCGAAGAACATGACGATCCGCTCCCCAGGCTCTACCTTCCGGTCAGGCTTACGGAGCTGCGTCCACTCCTCCAGGGTGATCCAGGACGCCTCAGCTGCGTTCGGGCGGTTCAGGAAGAAGCGAATGGAGCGCGACTCAGGGTACTCGGGAGACCAAATCTGCTCCTTGATGGACTCCAGGTTCACCCACGGACAGTCCTCATACACGTACTCGAGGGCCTCCGTGAGACCGACCTGCCCCTCCTCAGGCTCGTCCGTCAGAACCGTATTCGGGGGAGCGATACGCGCATCATAGAGGACTTTCGTCTTACCGCGCGTGAGACCATCCTCCTGGTCGCACCACGCCTCGAAGATCGCCTCAGCTGACGACTGCTCGCCCGGCACCCACGCGTTGCAGGTGCCCATGAACCGGCCACCCATCTTCGCTGCGTTCTGCTGGATCGTCTGCAACATAGCCGGGCCACCCTGGGCGGGCAGCCAGTGCTCGAGCTCATCCCCCACAACGAAGGACACCTCACCACCCTCCATCGAGTGGGCGGAGGAAGTCATCTGCTGGAGCTTCCCCCCGCCCGGCGTCTCGATGAACGTCTTCGCCACCTCGAGGTCGTACTTGCGGGCGAGCGACCCCTTCTTCTGGCAGAACGCCCTGACCATGCGGATGGTATTCTGGGTTTGAGCCTCCGACGTAGCGACGATCTGCACGAGCGGCATGCTCATTGGCTTCGCGCGCACCCCGAACGGCTCATGGCGATCGAACCCGTCGAACCGGCAAGGGCCAAGAAGCTCAAACAGGCACAGCGCAGCAGCGAACGGAGACTTCCCGGAACCCTTGCTTAACCTTCTAATTCCCTGCCTATACACAAAGGAACCCTTATGATTCAGGGCGTAGAAATGCAGAAGGAACTCGATCTGCCTGTCCGTCGGAATGAACGGCTGGCCAGCCCGCGGACCGTTAGGCTGCACCAGGTTGTCCACCATCCAGGCAGCAGCGTGATACCCGAGTGTCCTCCCGGGAAGTTCTAGGGGGAGCGTGTCTGTTCGCTCCCGGGGTGCGGGGAGCGTCTCGGTCACTTCGCGGCCCGCGCCTTCGCCCAAGCCTGGAGAGCCACCACGCCGGCAGACTCAGCCTCGGACTCGTCCACGCGGTTGATCTCGATCTGCACGCGACGCCGATCTCCCTCGGTGAGGAGGAGGCTGGTGAGCATGGTGTTCACGGCGGCGAGCATTGTGGGAGAACGACGATCCTGCATCTTGTAGTTCGACAGGTCGTCGCAGGTGGAGTAGAGGACGATCCAATCCGAAGGCTCGTAGTAGCGGGTGAACGTGGACTGCTCCACGGCCTTCCACAGCTTCTTCGCGATCGGGTGCCAGTCAGGGTCGGGCTTAGGCGGCTTCACCTTATCGGCGACCACGTTCACGGGCTCCACGCCACCATCGAGCTTCCTCGCCTGAGTGGTGCGGTGCCCTTCCGTACTGCGCTTCGGGATCGGTCCCTTAACTCCCATCGTCGACTCTCCTACAGGTATCCGGGGTGTTTGCTCTTTGGTCTTGGGCCGCGAGTCTTATTGCGACCATTGTAGCGGCGCTTTCTCGCCTCGACGGACTGCTGTTGCGTTCTCGCCATGTGGCAGTGCTGGCAGAGGCTCCTCAGGTTATCCGGCACGTGGGGGCCATCGGGGAAGATATGGTCCACCTGGTTTGCGGGGTTGCCGCAGAACACGCACACGCCACCATCCCTTTTGAGGACTGTCTGCCTGATCTTCGCCCAGTCCTTAGGGAGCTCCTTACGGCGACGAGATTGCTTACTCCACGCCACCAGCACTGACTCCATGAAGCTCAACATCCGCATACACTCCGCGATCAAAGAGCATGCGCGCCAGGATCGCCTCAACCCGACTGCGAGCGTCGATAAACCTGGCCTCCGCCTCATCCAGGAGGTCATCGGCGACTGGAGCGCTCAGACCGAATGCCTCTAGATCGTCAACCTCACGACTAGTCTCCCTCAAGGAGTCGACAGCCCGCTCAAAAACCTCCATCACAGGACCCCCATCTCCAGCTGGACCGTCGCGTCGAACCCATACCGGTCATCCACGAACATCTCCAACTGCTCCTCAAGGGCCTCCTGCGCCTCCTGGACGCAGATAACAGCCTCATCCTGCTCAGCATCACGCCTATGCGCCGGCACATCCCACGCCCCACACTGGTCGGCATCATTCAGGGCGTCACGCAGCTCGTCCGCCGCACAGTCCATGGCAGCCAGCATCGCCTTCTCGTGCACGGACGCCGCCACCTTCACCGCGTTCACCGCACATCCCCCGGATAAGTCATAGACACGCCCTCATTCGACGGGGAGCCCTCGCGAATATCAAACAGGAATGACGGCTTAGCATCCTTCCCGCCGAAGTAAGCGTGCTGGATCGACAGATAGTCGCCTGGGTAGACGTACATGTCCTTCTGGCCCTCATTCCTGAAAATCAGGATTCCATCATTTGTGCGCTCGGGGTGATTATCGCAGAGGATCACGTCAACCTCGGGGGACGCCTTGTCGCCATAGACGAGCAGATACAGCATGGATGCTCCTTTCACCAGATGTTGGATCGCTTGCTGGACGGGAGGGGGCAGGGCTCGATGCATGGGTGCCCCATCTCAGCCAGCTCCCTGACTGTCGGATACGCCTGTCGAACCTCCTTGGCGCACGCCGAGCACTTCCCCTGCCTTGAGTAGAGGCGCGTGCCAGGCCAGTCCTTCGCAGAAGTTCGTGGGGGGCGCATCTTCTGTCCACACGATGAGCACTTGTGTTCGACGGTCCAGTCGATGAGCGCCTTGGGGGTGTGGCCTCGCAGCAACTCCCGGTAGCAGGCGTTGCAGGCTCCTCGCCCACCGTAGGGCTTGGTGCCCGGGAACTCCTTCGCCGTCGTGCGCGGGGGCCGGTAGAGCTCGCCGCAGTGAGTGCACTTCGGGAACTGGCGGTCAGTGTTGGGGTTGGTCATGGTGGTC